CGGTACCCCGCCGGGGTACCGAACAGGCCGCCAGCGGCGAGCTCTACGACACCGCCCATAGCACGGCGTGCCGGGCTGCCATCAGGGAGAAGCGCGGGACGGCCCCCACCTACATACACGGTTTCCACTGAAATCGTGTGGCGAGATGTGGTGTTTTGCCCGCTCAGGCCATGGATCCGCTTGATGACTTCTGGCACGTTGTCGTTGATTTTGACTTCACCGGTGCGTTTATCCTTGACCAGGATACCCAGATCGAGCATGCGGGTTTTCACGTCAGGGTCGTTGGAGTCGATAACGACTTTACCGCCGGGAAGGGTTTTCGTTTTCAACCCTAGAGCATCCAGCTTTTCAATAGTGCCGGGCACCTCGGCATTATCAATGTGAATATAACCATCGAGGCTGGAGAGCTTGACCCCCATCTGATCCAGCAGAGAAATGATGGAGAAAGCGTCGGGGAAATCAATAGTCACCTGCCCCTCGAAGGGCTCGGAAACCTTCGCCCCCATGGCCTCCAGCTTTTGTTTGGTCTCATCGGTGATCGCATCCGATTCAACTTTGATAGTTTTGTCATCGGGGATGGATTTGATCTTGTCGCCCAGGATCGAGTAGATCTGAGCCGCTGCATCAGCCTCCTTAGCTGCGTTTGTCATGGCAGCTGCTTCGGCTTCATGCTGCCTGGTTGCCTCAGCCAGATCGTTGTTGGCGCCCCGGGTGGATTCAGCCAGCTTTAACGTCGCCTGGTCGGCATCAGTCAGCCCCTCTTTCCATTTCGCAAAGGACTCGGCGGCGTTCTCCTTGGCGGTGGTGCTGCCGCCATTGAGATCAGCGAGGGCGGTTGCCACACCCAAGGCGGCGTCTTTGTTGCCGTTGAGGGCGGCTTCTAGATCGTCGGCGGAGATTTTGGCTTGCTGCAGCTGGGGGTGGGCGTGCATGAACGCGGTGACAATGGATTCGGCTTTGCCTTGGATGGCTTCCAGGCCGGAGGCCTGCCCCATCATCGCATCCACCACGGTGCTGGATGCGATACCTGCCTTGCTGGCCAGGTCTATCAGGCCTTCGCTGGAGGCGCGCTGTACCATCACCGACCTGGTGGCTGCCTCTTCGATGCCGTTCAGGGAGTTCTTGAGGTCATCAACGTTGTTCTTGTGCTGCTGTTCAGCTTTAGCTGCCTTTTCGTTTTCGCTGGCGAAAATTGTAAGGGCTGCTGCGGCGCCGGTGAGCGCCAGGCCCCAAGGCCCGCCGAGGGCGCCTAGTAGGCCTTCGGCGCCGGATTTCAGCAGGGAGAAACCGCCACGGGCCACACCAACTGCTGCGTCACCGATCGAGCCCAGGGCAGCGCGTGCGGTGTGGGCTGCCTCGGTGTGCTTTTCCGCAAATGTTTTCAGGGCTGGGGAGCCCTGCTGGACCGCGGCCTCGGCCTTGAGCACGGCGGCGGCCAAGCCGCTTTGTTCACCGGTCAGGTAGTGTGTGGTTGCCCCGACCCTGTCCATTTCCACGCCAGCATCCTTGTAGAATTTTTGGATGCTGGAGATTTGTCCCCGCATTTCAGACAGGCTAGACACGTGCCCCCGCATCTCGGACAGCTTGGACGTGTACTGGCCCACGGTGGTGGTGATACCGCCAACGATACCTGGCACGGTGCGGAATGCTGTCCAGCCTGCCATGGCGGCCGCCAGCAGCCCTGGGTGGGCTTTCAGCAGGTCAGCGACAGACTGGAGGGACGGGGCTAGGGCAACG